GAAGCGCTGAGGAAATTAAGCTCTTTGTCGAGACTCTTGGCGCCTTGTTCTGGCGACTCGAAAGACTTGGCAAGTAGTTGCGCCGCCTTGGGGATTTCAATGCCGAAGGCAGTGGCAATGTCTGGCGCAAGCCGCAATAGGTCAGCACGCATCTTGTTGCCGATTTCCGGCACCCGTGCAAATGTTCCGACCATTTCATTCGCTGCCGACTTGCTCACGCCGGGGAGTTTGGCAAGTTCATTGACTAGACCGCTGATCTGCCCGGTAATCACTACATATTGATTGCCGGATGCTCTGAATTGGCTATTCAGGCTACTCATGGCACGATCAGCTTCTTCGCTCTTGAAGGCGAAATAACCAATTACAGCAGCAGCAGCAGCAGCAGCCAAAGCGAGTCCACTGAATAACCCAATAGACGCTCCGGTACGTTCTGCCAATACCATCAAACTACCGGGCATGCGCGCGAAGTTTCCGCTGATGGCTTCATGGCCCAGCACGATCAGCTCACGTCGAGCTTGTGCAGTGGCGAAAGCAGATTTGCCGGCGGCCCCTTCAATTGCAGCAAATCCATCCACGCCCGCAGTGGACATCAATGTCTTGGTCTTGACTATCTCATCTTCCAGTCCCTGAAATGTTCGGGCTACGGCGGGAGAATAAGCATTGCCCATTTCTGCCCTGAACCTGGCCATATCGGATTCAAGGGAACGCAACTTTGTACCCAGTGGATCATATTTCGCCATGAGCTTTTCGGTTTCGATGCTCATTACCCGTATTTGCTCAGAGGCAGACTTTGCCATCGGCATATTGAAAGACCTGTTCAAGTCTTTCGCTTTGGCTTCCGCCTTGGCGCCAGATATGGTCAGTTTGTCCAGCGATACTGATGCTTGATCGGCAGAAGTAGCATCGACAGCGAGCGTCAGACTTGCGAAATCAGTCATTCTTTTTCTCCACTGTCGATTGATAAACGCGATCTGCCATCATCAGCAGTTCGATTTCTTCCGGGGTTGGTGTGTTACCTGTGAGGCGCATCCATGCCTCTATTTCCTGATAGCTGAAAGGGCTGGTTAGCTGACATCCCCAAGTCCATATATGGCAAAGCTCTTGGGGACATTCGGGCGCTTCTGCAAGTTCTTCCGGGATTTGTCCGGTGTTTTTCCAGACGATTTTTAGATGATCCCGAAGGGTAGAGCCATCCTCAAGCCTGCGGTTTAACCTGGCTTCGCCTTCGATGAACTCACGGAAGCGCCCTGCACGTTTCCCAGGAAAGCCGCTCGATCAAACAATGCCGTAAACACTTGGGACTTGATGATTGGATAGCTTTCGTATACCTCTTGCGCGGCATCCTGCGAAAACTCCCAAGGCTTACCGTTTTTGTCTACGTTCTCCCAGCCCAGGGTGCATTTTGCCAGCAGGGCGCAATAGTCCTGTTCCAGTTCATCCTGATCCAGCTTCTTCCCACGCTTTTCCGCCATCTGGATGCGAGATTGAATCCGGGCATTTTCATTGCGGAATATCTTGGAATCCACCCCAACCACGGTGATTACAATATCCGTGGGGTTATCCTCGGCATCCTTGATGCTAAGTGGAAAGCCCTTTTCACAGGCCGCGACTGAATCCAGTTTATTCAAATCCATTTGTTGCTCCTTGTTATGCGGCTGAATCTTGAATGACGAGAGTGGTTTGTTCTGAATTTGCCGCAGCGCCCCCGGCAGAGTTAAACAATGCTGCAAAGGTGAAGGTGCCGATTACACCCTTTTCTCCATCGGTCTTAGTGAACGCATTGACCTTGACGCGCGGCATGGAGAAGGTAATAAAATCAGCAATGGCCGTATTGTCAGAAGTAAATACACCGATCAATCCAATCTCGGTTTCGTTATTGAAGAAATTGCGAATGGTGGCATCTTGGAAGTACGCAGAACCTTGACCGGAAACCTTGGCCCTTCCAACAAATTGCTGCGGAATGGTATTTGATCCAACCACTGGATCGCCAGAAAGATTACCGTCAATTTTGAGTTGCAATCCTGTCAGGAGGACGGATTGCGTACCGTTGATGATCGCCACCCCATTCACCGCAGCCATTACCGCTGTGGAACTTAAAGCAGTCGGGGTGGTGAAGTATTGCGATGTCCCATCGGTTTCATCCTGCCCGGTAACGGCAATATCAATCGTAGCCATTCCGGTGGGTGGCAAGTTGATATCAATCGAACCGATCTTGCACCCGGTAAACAATTCGGACTGGGAAATGTCAGAATGCCAGTGCTCAATTGAGAATGACAAGTCAGTGTGGCCAATGGTCGGAGTAAATGTCTTTTTGCCGATTACAGTTACCGTACAGCCAGCAATCGGGCCTTCTGCTACGAGTGCCACCGCGTTCAGCGGAATGACAGTTGCCACAGTTGCCGTCAACCCGATAACAAGCAGATTTTTGGAAATATTCGCAGCATTTAATGTGCCGACAGATAACCTGATGACATCGCCAACCTTGATTCCATCAGTGATCCAGCCAGTTGATCGGGTGATGGTATAAGTGGGACCAGTCCCTGCGATAGTGACTGAAAGTGCAGTGATCGGAGTGACGGCAGCAAAAGCTTTACGCAACGAAGCTGCGATAAAATCAGCATAACTGCCGGCCGACAATTCACCCTTGATTTGCCCGGATACGCGCCGTACCCCCTGCCGCTGAACAGCCACCTGGTAATCGGTGCGGATTTCATTGGATTCGTAAATGTCCTTCGTCAGCCCGATGGTCGATTCAACGCGACGCAGATATGCTGCACCAGAAGCACCAGCGGCGGTGCCATAAGTGGATTCAACTTTGTAAGCTACCTTTTTGGCAATACCAGTGGCTAGTGTCATGACGCTTTCCTTAAATGAAAAAATCCACCCGAAGGCGGATTAATGGGCGTAAAAAAAGCACCCGAAGGTGCTTGGAGTTACAAACTAAAATCTAAACGTAGGCGAACCAGCGAATTTTGACCGGGACCGCCCAGCGATCACCATCCACGCTACCTAGCGAAATTTCCGGCGTTTTATTGATGATGACCGTGATCCCACCAGATACGAACGAATTTCCGCGCGCGAAGGTGGTGCGCAATAGTTCGGCGCGCGCGGCGGCATCAGCTGGGCCAGTCTGCAATGGGTACATCAACGTGATCTGGAAAATACCCTGCTCTACGTAATTGGAACCATATTCGCTGTTGTCAGGTTGCGCGGGCAGCAGATTCACCTTGGCGTATGGTGTGCCAGCCAAAGGTATGAATGCTTTGTTTTCCCATGCATAGGAAATGGCTGGCGTCATGCCATTGAGCGCTGTTTCCAATGCCGCGCGGATACTTGTTATGCCACTCATTTATTGGCCTCCCTCGCTGCCTCTTCGACAATTTGTGGCGCTTCAATCAGTGTGAGGCCAACCATGCCGTAAGGTGCCTGCGTTGACCAGCCATCTTCAAGCCGTTGTGCATATGGTAGATTGTTAGTCAGGTAATGAATCCCGGCTACTGGTTGCTCGAATACTCCGGAAATGCTTTGAATGGATACCGCGCCACTCGGGTCAATATCCGGCAAATCGCCAGGCGGGGCAGAATTGAATCCATATTGCCAGTTCGCTTTAGCCCTGCCTCCCACATATCCCTTCGGCGGTGGAGATTTCCACAAAGTCGCATCGCCCACTGGGGTTTTTTCGACCAAGCGCGCTCCGATTTCCATCACGGTTTTTCTAACGGCAGTCGCCATATTCACATCGGCTTTGTCCGCAAACCGCTTCAAATCTAGTGAAAAGCTCATGTCCGCAGATGAATGTCATAAAGTATTGGAGTCCCCGCAGGATTCACTTCCCCGATGGAAACAATCACATACTCGATGCCGCCCACGATGAAATGATCCTGCGGGCCAGGAGCGCTTGCAGAATCCAATAACAGGCGCTTGTCCCCTCCCTGTATCAATGTACCACGTTCAAGCGTCTGCCCTGCGCCGAAATCCAACAATGCCCCCTTGCGCGTAGTGTCAACTGTGACGTTGGAATTGCTGCCAGTGGCAGGGTCATAAGTGCCTATGGTGTAGGAACGCCGCGTAACATTCTGGCCGTACTTGGTAAGTAACCGCAGCGAAGTATCTGCTGATCTCGTATATAGAGCAGCGGTCATGCCCGCATCAACCCGACCGATGCACCACCCATTTTAAAATATGGACGAAGCATGGCTTCAATCGCCACATAGCGGGTACGCTGTGGGCTGAATTTGTCATATTCCACGGCAATCGGGCCGATCTGCTCCCTGACAACTCCTTGTGTCTGATCGGAGAACAATTCTCCAGCCGCCGCTTTCAAAGCCAATTCGGCGCAGGCATTTTTGACCTCGGTCGGCACAATATTCGGCGCCACCATCGCTTCAAATGAACCATACCCACTAACAGCATCAGGAATCGGAACATAAGAACGCGGCCAGTCAAGAGACTGTGTGCTGGTGAAGCGATATCCTGCCCATCGTGTGCGATACACCTCGAGCATGTAATCAGTAGCCCGACGTAATGCCTGCTCTTGCTGTGTCGTGGTGATAGTCGCCCAGGTATTATTCCCACGTGCTGCATGATAAGTAAGCGAGTCGGCCACGCTCAGATAGGATTCTGCGCCAGCAACGACAGTGCCATCCTCAACAATTATAGTCATGGGTATGTCCTAAAAATTCCGGCAAGCGGGTATTGAACGCTTATCCCGTTGAGTGGTCTTATATCGAAAATTCCTGCTAGTGGGTATTGAGCGCCCACCGCTGCGATCAATGCACCTGCGGCGAATGCCTGTGTGATTGCCGCGCCTGTTAATGGCATTTGAATTGATAGTCCACCCATAGCAATGGCTTGAGCAAAGGCGGCGCCTGACATCTCAATCGTCAGCATCATGTCACCTGTTGCTGTAACAACAACCGTGGCAGAGCCCGTGATCGCATCCCCTAAATCCAGACTTCCGAATGCAGTAGCTATTATTTGCACGTTTCCAGCAAGTGGAAGCGTTACACTTGCTGCGCCAGTTCCGCTTGCTTGAACACCAGCATCACCAGCGAGCGCTCCTGGCAGAGATACATTTATAGCCCCAACCGCAGCGGCTTGACCAAACGCTGCTCCGCTCAGTGCAATTTGCGTGGAAATTTCGGCGGTCGATGAAGCTACTTCCAGAGCATTTCCGACCAACGGGACAGCCAGAGCCGTATTCGCTGTTGCCAAGGCTTGCGCAAGAGCGTTACCAGTCAGATTTACGCTTAAAACAAAAGTGCCGGATGCAGAGGCAATTACTTGTGCATCGCCTGCCATGTCCAGCGCCTGCACGTAAGCCTGGAGTGCGGCTGCGAAGTTCTGCCCATAGGTTACATAAGTCGCATCTGCAATCGGTGCTGTGTCGCCAAATTCTACGGTAACAGCAAGCGGAACTCCTGTCGTGTCCTGGAAATACCGGCTAACAAACCCCGATATCGTATTGCCATCGTTGTTATGGGTGACTCCGGTCTTGGCGTCGAGTACCGTTTTGAAGTTGGTCTGTGCGGTATTGTCGAGATAGATGCCATAGTCATGGGCAAAGTCGCCGTGCCAGTCGAACATCCACTCCGGCACACCACCGGCCATGTCCGTGACAATAGCGGTACGTGGCTTGGTGACGATTTCCAGTCCCGGCGTCGCGTCCGAAAAGTGTCTGTTGGCATCATCTGCGCCGGCAGTACCTTGCGTGAAGCTGCCGCGCCATCCGCCGCCTACCCGGCCGGGCGCATTGAACATCGGGTAGATCAGAATCTTGAAGTGCATGCGTAGATATTGCGCCGTGATGCTGCTACCGAGCACATACTCTACAAACGCTTTCATTGGCCAGAAAGGAAGATCCTCGCCAGCATGCACGCCACTGGTGATGACCGCCAGTTTCTTAACCCCCGATGGCGGCATCAACGAAGTATCATTGATCTGCAACGCATAGAACGGCGTCGCCGGAATGGTCTGGCTCAGTTCGTCTACCTGGCTGGAGAACTCATCCGCGATATAACTTTGTGCCGGCCAACTCGTCAACGATGGCGTAAAGGTTGCGGCCGCTATCGTTGGTTCAATCAGCGTCGGATTGGCTGCCGCGATCGTCGCAATCCAGTCGCCGATCTGTGCAACCGACACCTGCCGGCCGCGGCTGACGTAGATGGTGTCGGCGGTGAAAGCGGTATTGTGCCGGAACTCAATATAAGTCGTATTGACCGTCTGGGTGTCGAAGTATGTCCAGGTAAGCCGGTCGTAGGAAAACATCGGCCGGCGAGCGGTCTGCCACGGCGCGCCGTGATACGTGCCGGTGGTCTCGGACGCTGCGTAATCGCTGAACCTGAAGGTGGGCCGAAAGCCGTTCATGCCGGTCACTTTTGCGGACGGCTCCAGCCAGCGGGTTTGGCTGCTGACGACTTCCGATTCCTGTACTCGTGGTTTCAGTACAATGACCGCCGAATCGCCGGCGCCGGTGACGCTCGATCCTGACAGGTTGACCGAGCTGCGTTCGTATCCGGCCAGGATGCTCATCGGCACCACCAAATCGCCAGTGGCTGTCGCAACATCAGACGCACTTCCGGCCAAAGGATCGCTGGTAGAAATTGCACCAATGGCTGTTGCGATGTCTACCGCATCCCCCGCAAGTGCGGCGCCCCCACTGGTAGTCACTGCTCCTGTGGCAGTTGCTACATCAGCCGCCGCGCCGGCTAAAGGAATTGCAGTAGATATTGCGCCTGTCGCCGTAGCAACATCCGTTGCAGCCCCTGCGAGCGCAGTGACATCGCCAAGAGCCGTATTTGGTGGCGTTGACCCATCGACGTGCGTTGATCTTCCCGCAGGGGTGATGGCATTGGTGCTGAGATCGGCCTGATTGGCCCAGCACAGGATCAGGCCACTTGGAACTGACAGCGGACCATTATTAAAGACCGAGGTCATCTCGGTAGAATTCAGCACCCGATTCCAGCGAGCGATATAGCCTACGTCGCCGACAAATTCCCGGCCAAGATTGCCAGCATTACCGCGATTCATCAGGAACAGGTTTTTGGCCGCGTCTGAATTTACGGAACCCGTGCCGTTGCCGGTATCAGTATCTCGGCCGTAGGTACTTTCCGTACCTTCGATGTATAGATGTAGTCCGGTGTGGTTTAAGGTTCCATCCCACGTTAGCCCATAGTGCGCCCAAGAGTTATAAACCACCTCATTGGCAGTGCCGACACGAAGCGGGTGATTTGCTACGCCTGACGAATCGACACCGCAACTCAGATTCGGGGCATTTCCATTGTGGTCAATGAAAAAACGCAGCCCTGCCGTTGATCCAGCAGTCGTTTTGCCGAACATATAGCCAAAGCCGCCGCCTCCAGAACCTGTTGGCTTGCAATAGGCGATAATCGTCTGCGCGCCGACATCGACGTTGTTAGCCGGGGATGTGCCAAGGTCAATATAGCGACCTGTCGCACCTGCTTCGGTAGTTGTTATTGTGGTCATTGGGGAGGGTCCCTACCTGACTAATGTGATGGCATACCCGATGGCGCTTGCCACCGAGTAAATGACTGACCCCATGACAGACAATACGAATATGGTGATTACCCAATCAATCCCTCCAGTTACGGGGGGCGGTTTGATGTGACCTAACTTGGTTTCCACATGTCCCCTGAACACCAGATGCCAGCCGGGTGCTTTCTCGTCATCAATCATGTACTGGCTTACAGGAGTTTCTTCGTTCAGATCATCAGCATGGAAGAAGTGGAAATATGGCCCGGCAAGTGATCTGCGCAATGCTAGCCAGCCGCCACGGCGACACCAGCGCGGAATCGCATGCAGCATGCAATTCGACAATTTCACAGTTAATTGTCGATTTGGAAGGTCATCGCAGCAGCAGCAAAGGACGCAGTTGCTCCGCTGGTAATGGTAGGTGGCACAGTCACTGCGGCATATACCCAAATATTTCCGGCAGTAGAGGCATCAGTCAGTCCCCAGCAATTAATTGTTCCCCAAGTGCCAGTAGCAGTCGGGAATGTAATCGTGGCATTGTTGCTGGTGGTGCCATTGGTTCCGCTTGATGCTATGGTGCTGCCAGCGGATTGCGTGCCAGCCCATTGCGTTAATCCGGCAGTCACGGCTACCCGCGCATAGCTGCCTCCTGAGGCTTCTGTGCCAGCGGTGCTATCTGTCGGGCAAGTGGTATAAAGTGCAACATACCAAGTTACCGGCGTACCGATGGCTTGAGCGCGGATCAGCGCATCAACAACCTTGTTTTCTGCGAAGTCGGTGAGTGCTGCTGACTGAGCGAAGCCGGAAGCCAGCAACAGGACTGAGGCGAATAAAATTCGTAGCATTTTCATGATTTACACTTTCAGGTTGATTAAAAAGCAGGACACAAACAAAAAAGCCCGCGCAAGGCGGGCTCTTGAGTTTGCAGGCTATGTTTAGCGTACGCGGCGCGCGCGAATCGTTCCGTAAACACCAATGCTACCGGCAGAAAACGTGTCGGCAGCCACAAGGTGAATGGTGGCTGCAGCGGCGAGTTTGACGCGCACATTGCCAATGCGAGAGATGAAGTTTCCGGTAATGGTTGTGCCCATGGTGCAATTTTCCAGTACCACGGAATCGGCCCCCACTCCCGTTCCCCCCGCTTGGCCAGGTACAGTGTTTGCCGTAGGCGATATGGCAGCACCATAGGCCGTTGCCGTAACGCCAGTAAGCGCTCGGTTAATTGTTCCAGATACATCCCAATCACCAGCCGTCAGTGCCAGCGTAGCCACATCCACCGGGGTAGCTGATGTTTCAGAAATCAGGCTACCGATCAGCACCGTTGTTTCAAGATATTCTCCGACCTCCCCAGCGTTGGCATCGTCGTTGGTCGCGGTTCCTGTTTTTACGGAATTGGTGCTTTGACTTTGGGTGTAGGTAAGGCTTCCAGCCAGACACGTAATGCGCAGTGATATGTCAACTCTGTACTCGCCAAATATTTTTGTGGTACTAGCCGCAATTGAAGTGGTGTCCAGCAAAACATCGCCTTGATAACGCTCCACAATGGCAACGCCAGCCGCATCGGTGACGACAGTTAATTTCTTGCCCGCGGAGAGTTTTTCAAATGTAGCGTTTTTGTTAATCAAGGTGGTCATTAGGGAATCCTTTGTTTGTTTAGCCAGTCACTGTCACCCCCTCTTGCGAAGAGGTGAGGATTACTAGCCGATCAAGATTGCAGCATGACGCGGAGCGACCATCTTCACGCCCCAGGCCAAACCGAGTTCATAGCGAACCTGACGGTATTGCTTGTATTCTGCCACTTGAAATGCCAGACCAGACACCGGATCAGTGATGGTCATTACATCCGATGCAGCATCACCACCTTGTGGCATGGCCGGCGCGCGAGTCACCAAGGCAATTGCCGAACGTGCAAACACCATATTGCGATCCGTTGCAGCGATCACAGTGATGGCGCGAGTAGCAACGCCTTGCGCAATACGCAGACCAGGTTCGGCCAGCACAATTTGGTCACCGGATGCTGGATTTGCACCAGCCATTGTCACGGACTCAACCACATAGACATTCGTGTCATTGGCAAAGGTGATAAGATCGCCGGCTACGAATAGACCAGTGCCAGCAGTAGCCAATGGGATAACTGTCTGACCAACAGTGAACGCAGCACTGGTGGAGGTAGCACTTGAAGCAGTGCCTGCCGTTACAGCGGTCTTTACCTTGGCGGAATTGTGCAAAGCAACGCCAAAGATGTCGCCCAAAATGCCGCGACGCAGCAAGTCGGCGGTTCCAGCTTCATTCACCTTGAACAGCACGCTTTGTTTGCCGCGAATGTTCGCCCATGCGGACGACCCGAATACCGCTTGGTAATCCCCTGGCGCTCCGTTATCCTCAAGAATCTTGAGCATATTGGACATATCGGTAAAATCAGCAGCAGTACCAAACGGTTGCGCATTGTAGGTGCCGTAAGCGCGTGAGGCGTGAACGTGTAGGGCGGCAAGATCGGCCTCTACTTCATTTACGGCGGCACGGAGAGCTTGTGCAAAACGGTCAGTCTGTACCTTGCCCAGTAACCCTGTTTGACCAACGGCCACTTGTTCTTCTGCCTGCCAGCGGATCGGCCAATAACGTGATTTGCTGATGCTCATGGTTTGATTGGCAGGGGTGAAGTTGCCATCATCGGGTGGCGTGGTGTTCGGTGCGATGTCGCCACCGGTGACCGCTCCAACAACTGGGATATTAATGGTTTGGTTGAGCGCTGCACCTTCCGCGCTTGAGTCACGATTGACGGCCGGGATAAAGCCGACCAATTCGCGGGATACAACGTCAAGCCCTTCATACATGTAGGGAATGAGGTTGGTTAGGGTAGAGGCTGCTGATGTCATGATAATTTCCTTTGATTTGGGCGTAAAAAAACCGCCCAAAGGCGGCTATTTGTTGCCGGGTTAAATTAATCTGTTACTGTCCCACCGCCTTTGATGTGAGCCATTTGGTCGGCAGGTGATTTTGCTGAGAAGTCAGTGCGTGTCATGGTTTTACCACCACCACCTTGCGCACCACCATTCGCACCGCCACCAGTATTGTTCGGTGCCGCGACGAAGAACTTGCCCTCATCGCTTGCGGCCCATTCCTTGACATGGTCGGCCAACAGTTTGTCACCGACCTTCGCAACCCTATTCTCGCCGTCAATCACGATCTGCACACCCGAGCGAAGCATCGCAACAGCAGCTTTCTGGTGCACCGGATTGGTTACGCCATTCTTGCCAAGCGTTTCCAGCAGTCCGTTGTCGATCAGCAGCTTTTGCGTGAAGCCTTGCTCATCTGCGAGCGATTTGGTTGCTGTTTCGGCGGCTTTTGTCGCGTCCTTGGCTTGCTTTTGCGCGGCTACCAAGTCGGCCTGTAACTTGTCCCGCTCTGCCTCCACTGCCGCCAGTTGATCTGGCGATATTTCGGCGCTCTTGCGGGCTATTTTCAGTTCATCGGTAAGCCGCTTGTTATTGGCTTCCAATTTTGCGATAGATGCTTGTAATGCTTCAATTTCAGGGTTGGGTGTATCTTCAGACATGGTTTTTCTCCGCATGGAGTTGGTAGGGCGCAGGCCCAAAGAAAAAGGTCCACTTCCCGCTTGGGAAATGAGCCTCGGTGAATCTGTGTTGCTAATTATTGGTACGTGGCTTTAAGTTCGGCCAACGTGAGCGGGTTGCCACGCAAGTCAAGCAATTGCTGCAGAGTAATGGTGCCGTCTCGCCACAGTTGCGCCCGTCCATTGCCGAGTTGCGCATCCTGCTGTGCAACCGTCCGGCGACTTAGCCATTGCTCGAAACTGGTTGTTGCCGATACAGGTCCACCACTTGCGGCGCGTGTAGTGCGTCCAACATTCGACAGGCTAGTACGCGGCAATAATACGCAGCGGTCGTTAAAATGAATCGGAGGATTCTGGAATGGCATGCTATGCCCTATCGGTTCACCATCAACTGTCCATTGCAATCCGGCGCGGGGAATGCACAACTCGCATACATGACCGTCGAGTGCCGTGTGCCATTCCAAAGCCGTGATGACATCCGCATTGCGTTTGAACGTTTCCAGTCTGGCGTCATTCGCTACTGCTTGCACTGATGTCTGAACCAATGCCGCTGCATTCCGGCGCGAGATATCCATAATGCCGGGGAATCCTCGCTTGCCGATGACGCGGGCGATGATCTGCTGATTGGTTTCAGCCTGAGCCAGCCCTTGTCTGACAGCATTGGCAAACTTGAAGCTGGCATCAAGGCTCTGGCGCGACCACCATTCGGCAGATGGTGCGCCTTGGATTAACGCATTACTTGCCAGCGTCTTGAAAAAGGTTTCTGTCGGCAGATGTGATTCAACGCTCACAGCGGCGGTTAGAGCATCGGCCGTATGTGTTGCTGTGGCGCTGCCAACGCCATGCAAGGTCAAGTCAAGTTCACCTTGGCTCATCGTGTAGTAATGATCGATGATGTCGCTGCATTCCCGCAACAAAGCAGCGGTGCGCTGCTTACCGAAGTCCGTCAAATCTTCGTTAGCGAGCTTGGAGACCAGTTCGCGTTGCATCCTTGTAAGGATGTCCAAGACTTGTTGGCGCACACCAGCGTCCAGACGATAGAGATCAATCTGATGAGATATGATTTCATCGATTAGAGCTTGGTCGAGAGCGCCCATTTCGTGATTATGGCACCATCAGGCTACGCCGTGGCGCTGGTGCCTGCTGGCAGGCCAGTCGGAGCTAAGGCTGGCGAGTTCAATAAGGGAGGGGCGTTGGCAATCTTAGCCTGTTCTTCCTCGGCAGTAGCATCTACGCCAACTACTTCGCCTGCCTTAAGATTATCGAACAAGGTGTCATAACTGTATGCACCCTGTTGCCATCCGGCAATGAGCGAAGTAAGCATGTTGTAATCCATTGGGGCAGGGTAGAAGTCCCGGTTCAGTTCAAACTTGACTTCACCATCCGCATTCGCCCATTCCGCAAACCATCCCAGCGCCTTGGTGACGCCCATCGAAATAACTTGAGCAATGGCCGCCAGAACAGACTCTTCGCCAACTCGGTGAATCGAGGCGGTCTGCGCGCTTTCAACGCCACGCTTGAGTGCTTCCAGCATGCGGGCGCCAAGTACTGCCATCTGCTGCTCTTTGCTTTCCAGATTTTTCTCTAACGATTGCAAACCCTGTCCGGTAAACTCAAGGAAGCTAGCTTTCGCGCCAGGATCAGGAAATACCCAAGCGGCCTGTGATCCAATGTAAAGCTTTTCGCCGTCAGTAATTGGCGTATAGCCAGACACCACAGCAGTCGGCAATCCTGTGAAGTGACAGCCATGCTCATAATCCGCCGTAGTGCGATAATGCGCCAGGTTGGTATTGATGAGGTCAATTAGCGGAGGCTCATCAACTTCCGGTGTCAGGTCATCTGATCCGAAGAACACGAATGGGATGTAATCGAGTGGCTTGCCATTCATTAGCGGCGTGAACTCTTCGAGCAAGATATCCTTGTCGTGCTCTACCCGGAACACGCGCTGCCGATACTGACCATTGAACAAGTCAAGCACCCGGTAATGAATTTCGGCTTCCTCGGTGAACTCATCTTTCAGAGTCACGGCAGATTCTGTCAATACCACCAGCGATAGAACGGATTGATTGTTAACCCGCGTGACACGCCAGTTGATAATGCTCAACGCTTCGTACAATTGCATCGTGGGACGCAACCCAAGGCTTTGCGCGTCCGCTACCGTGGCGCCAGTGACGTTAGCTTGCGGATAGTCCACCAGCAAGCCACAGCGCCCGGCAATCAAGCACTCTTCAGCAATTTCCTGCACAAATACGTGCAGGGGGATGCCGGACATGGTGACATCATCGAGATAATCCTCAATACCAGCAGGCACTTCCACCACTGGCGGCTTGCGGAACAGCATGCCGATCAACCCGGCTATTGTGCGCCAGCCAGCATTGTAGAACGTGGCGCGTAACAGATAGGCTTTGTAGTCTTCCGGTGTCTGATCCTTGAGCTTAGGAAGATAGACTTCGCCCGCGGCATGCACGGCATCTTGCCCACAAGCCACATCCTCGCAGCGTTTCCAGACTGACTCCATGCGGGCATAGTCGGCATGCTGATTTTTGACGCTCATACGCCTCCTATGATGATTCGTTGCATGGTTCTATCTGCTGCCAATATCCGATAGCGGGTTTCATCAGCTATATGATCTTCGGCATCGGTGTCTATATCATCCGGGTCTTTATCATCGCGCGGCAAAGATGGCACTGTGCGAATAAAGTCGCGGCAATTAGAGAAAATATACAATCCAGGCCGATCATCGTTATTCGCAGCAGCCTCAAGCCTTCCGCGTATAAGTTCCCAACCATTCTTGCGACTACCCGGTCTTTTATCAGCATGTACCCAACGCACGCCTGACTTTTCCATGTTCTGCGCTATTGAAGCATCGTCAGTCACGTCATAAATGGATGAATCAGCTGGGCCTGGTTGAATACGAAGTTTCATGGGTAGTTCGCGTGCAACAATCCCAAGAGCGACATTAGAGGCCGTCATGCGTAGCCCTTCATTTTCCTTGCCAGTGCAGCCGTACCATTCGGCGATGCGAAATAACGTACCGCGCGGGAAAGTTCGGCTAGTGCCGTCATTCATCCTTGCCGTAGTACCATCGCTTTGCGCCCACCATCCAACACTGAATGGCCTAGAACTTCCCCAATCGAAAGCACGGTCAACTTTCCATGATGACGGTATGGCAAATGGTTCCAGTACGTGCTTAGTTCTATCCCAAATATCATCAAACATTCCGCCGCTGGTAATGTCCCACGAACCATCAAGCCAAGCCTTGCGCTTGTTAGGGTCGGTAATACTTTCCAGCGTCTTGATGTACTCGTCACGTAAATGCGGATTTTCTTTAATCGAACCGAATAGACATACACGTTCATTGCCATCAGCATCACAAATGACATTGCCATAAGGCGCCGGATCAATGAAATAGCCCTTCACCCAATTATGCCCTACACCATAAGGGTTGGTGCTAGACCGAATGATTCGAGGGATTTCAGTGCCGAATGATGAGCGGTTGCAACTCTTCATGGATTCGTAACAATTTATAGACGGCCAGCTTGTCAGTTCTTCCCAGCCTATAAATGGATATTCGTGACCATGATATGACCAATAATCATCTTCATTCTCGAAAGCTCGGAGAAGCAACTCTTCACCAGTGGGCCACACCCACTTGAGTGATGATGAACTTGCCAAGAATCTAGGTTTTAAGGCGGAGCGATAAAACCAGCGTTTGGACTTTGCAATAATGTCATCAAGATGTTTGTAATTGCGCCTGAATATTACACCGCGCCAATGATCCCCATAACCATGATTGCAATGATTAGCAAAGGCCATCAGCATGGCATCTGTTTTTCCTGATCCGCGCGTACCAGCAAAACACACTTCCTTGACCGGAGATTCTAGGAATAATTGCTGAGAGCCTGGCAGCACCCTCCATATCGGCTGTATCATCAAGTCTTAGTCAGTTGTGCCTGATGTTCTGCTGCTTTCTTTTTCCACTCTTCCGGGGTTACCACAGCAGGCAATACAAAAGTTCCACTAGCCAGTGGTTCGCCATCTTTGCCAGTCAATTCTGTTTTGTCGGTAAACATCTTCAGGTGCTTGCCTAGAAGCTCGGCGCCTTTGAGCACGGCCCCGGAATCGAAAACGAAAGCTGGTGCAATCTCGCCATCTGCTGTTTCAACCATGACGGGATTGCCAGCTTTATCGAATACCTGCCGAGCTTGTTTGCAGCGTTCAACAGTCTCAACGATTGTATTCAGCACATAATCCTGAGTGACTTCTGTGCGCTGTTCGCGTGCCTTCATGCGTTCTGTCAAAACAGCTTGAATGTCAATTTTTGACAAGTTTTGCTCACCTATTTGGCGAGCTGTCTTTTTGCTGTAACCCGACCTAATTGCCGCTTGCGTGGCATTCAGGTCAATCATGTATTCATCCACGAAGCGGTGCTGTTTATTTGTGAGCGCCATGATGTTTGCCCCTCTGAGGCTGATACTATCCGGCTCTGCCAGACAATAAAAAACCCGCCGAAGTCTCAGACTAGGGCGGGTTTTGTTGCTCTGGGGAAAGTTTCAGAGCCTATCGGATAAGTGGCTAGTTTCCGTCTAAAAAACGGAACTGTCAAGAATTATTTAAAAAAGTAACGCAGCGCCATATTGTGCCTTCGGTTTCCATTCGCATATTTCCCATGAGGATTTTTCATCACCATCAAATATTGGTTCTAAACACTCTTCCGGATATGCTACGCCATACGGCGATGGGTGAGAAGGAAGTAGTGCTAAGTCGAGAAAATAAACGAAAGCCAATTCCCCGTAGTAAACATGAGGGCATATTACTCTTTGCGTCATTATTGTCGCAACAGTTCCTATTCTTTCTGGGATGTAAGATTTTATTATTTTCACTTTTTGCCCAATATGAAATTTATCCATGATCTTTCAGACTCCTTCCATTTCTTCATTCGTTTTAGTTTAAGGTCTAGATTGAAATAAGACAATACAATTAAACCATCCCCGCCGCATGCAATCTCTCCCTGATCGCATCCATCGCCTTGCGCTCGCTTTCGCGCAGTATCTTGACGATCCGCTCGTTGTGCAATGATGCGGTGTCAGCATTCACGCCAGCGTGTATCGCCAGTTCCTTGAGCTTGACTGGCTCCTTGAAATATCGCTCCACAATCCCGCGCCGAAGCCGATTATTCGACATGCAGTTGAATGTCGCCGTCACAATGATCGGTGCCATGCTGATTAATCCGATGGCCTCACGCCATTCCCAATTGGCGGTGAATCCTGAACAGCATGGGGCTTTGCAAGCGCAGGGCTTATGGTGCTGGGCGAACTTTGCGGCAAGGATGAAGCCATAAAACCTATCGAGCGCATTCACTTCTGCTTTAATCATCCCCGCTTGCGCCGAGCCATCCAGTCCGCCCAGTCCTTTCGATGGCAGCTTACTTCGGTCATCCGATGCCGGTACCATGCTGGACGTTTCCGGGCGTCCCTCGAAATTGTAGGCGAAAGCCAGTGCTGCGTTGGCGCTATCGAAAAGCGGGTCACCGTCCATTAGTTTTTCTCCCGTACAACTTGTTCCCGATATTCTCGATCACCTGGCGTTCCATCCGTGTCAGCCGAGTATCCTCCGCATGCACCACCAGAATGCGATCCTCGCACCAGCCGTTTTGCTTGATGGCTTCGGCATCCATTGCGATCGGTAACAATCGGGCAAGTGGGCTATTCATACGCCATCAAACATTCTGAATGAGCTTGATATGCCACGATCTACCCGCTGGCGTAGTCCCTGGCTTTTCATGATCTCGATATTTTGCGGTCGATTTGAACGGTAAACTGTTCGATTGGATTTCTTCACATCCGGTTCGAATTCATGATCGTCTACCTTTTCGACTTTAAGATTGAACAGGACTGCCCGATATCGAATTGCAGAATCCGTCCTGCCGGGAAGTAAATGCCTTACAGCCTCAACCCCACCCCTAGGCCAGCCTTGAATCAGGATTCTTATTTCATCAGGTGACCATTCACTATGTCCTCTAGCCATTTTTGCAATCCCCAAGATAATCTTCGATTTCCTTTCTGGCCGATTGCCAGTCCCAACACACCGCACACATACCTCCCTGCCCTTCGATAAATGCCTTGAAGTCGGCCTGTTCTGGCGTGAGCTTGTTACGTCCGTGTTTCATTTCAATCCATAGCGAGTTAAAGCCATTGTGGGGAGCAGTTAGGCACAAGTCGAAAATCCCCTTGCGCACCCCTTCGGCTTTGAGTTTGGCAGCCACGGCAATATGGCGCGCGCCCCCATTCGGCACCGCAAATAATGCGAATTCAGGCAAGCCATAGCGTTTGTGGGCGTATGACCACCACGTGATGAGGGCGGATTGAGAGTCATGTTCGCTCATCATCAGTCAGCCTCATAATCGCAGCATCAAGGAGCATTCCGGCTGTGGCAGTTCGACTCTTGGTCATGCTTCCGGCAAGAGAATATTTGCCGCCTGGGTGTTCTTCGATTGCGGTAACTCCCCACACCAGCCCGGCCTCACATCGCTCTAATAATCCTTTCGCGTATTCGATGGCGCTTGCGTTTGAAAGCTTATTGATCGAATGAAGATTTTTCATACCCCTCCCCTTTTCTCTCTCCACACCATAAACGGCGCCCGGATTTGCTGGTTGAATATCTCGGCGGCTTCGGGATTGGTGTTCAATTCCTTGCGAGAAGAAATTCCGCACCAGCGCTTGATTGCTGATGATGCGTTTTGCTCGCTTTCAACCTCGTAGTCATAGGGCGCGTGGAATGCCATAAACTCTGTTGCCTCGTTCATCCACTCCCAAAAGTCCGGATCCTTGCACCACTGCACCGCCAGCAATGCCAACCCGGTGACACGATCCGAATGAGCTATAGTCTCGGTTTGCGCTGAGTGCGTTGCGGCTTGCGTTGTTAGCCTGACTAATGCCATTGGCATACCGGGCATTCCAAACATACTGAAGGCGGCCTGTGCGTGAATGGGCGATATGTCTACTGTCAGTCGCAAAGTCCCATCCTCACGTAGTGTCCTGATGGTGTGGGAAATAGCTTCGATGGCATCAGTGTCACTCATGATTCCATTACCTTAAAGGATGCCTGCAAATTAAGATGCACTGGTAAATCAGGCACGAATAAATGAGACTGACGTTGGGCATCCTCTATGCGCTTTATGGCTATATCAAAATACTCTCGCTTGATCTCAATCCCAATGAATTTGCGGCCAGCCGCAATAGCAGCAACTCCCGTTGTACCGCTCCCCATGAATGGATCGAGTACTGTATCTCCATCAATAGTCCACCATTTCATCAACCAATCAAAATGTTCTAAAGCTCGGCTGCATGGATGCCCGTTTGCTTTCCGCCCTTTTGGTTGAATCTTCGGGGACATTCCTGGGATTACGCGGAATCCCCGACTACTCGGGATAGGTTCACCAAATCCATAAGCGATTTCATTCCCTCCCAATTTTCGACCAATGTATCCAGGCATTACGTACTGAAGCACCTGAGAAACAAAGTAAGGCATATCTGGTGGGATTGCAGAAAGAAACCGGGGATCACTGTCAGATCGCATCACAATTACTAATCGAGTCGGCAATTCAATAACTTCCATAGCAGAAGAAAATAGGGCATAAGGATCATCTGATCCAGGGATTAATCCTGCAGGAACATTTGGCCACACTGGATCAGTAATCACGACATCCACTTTAGGGAAGGTAGGCAATATTTCAAGGCAATCACCAAGATATAAAGTTGCGTTTCCTATGATTACCTTTTCGCTCATTCAATCCTCCCGATCTTCGCCGGGGATGTACTCGCGGACTTCGCCAATTCCGCTGTCAGGTAAAATCCCACCGCTTCGATCGGCTGGTTCTGCTTCCGGGCCAGGGCGTTCAGGCGCAGATTCCACAGTGCGTAGGGCTTCGTCCCGGTGGTTGACTTGGTGATGTTGTGCGTACCGTTGGTTAGGTAGTTTTTGCATGGGGATAGGTGCCATGTCAAAGTTTTATTTCCCTGCCAGTCACATACTTTTGAACCAATCCATTTAGCCGTTCACGGTTCTTTTGCTGCTGTTCAGGAGTGAGTTGGTGGCCGATCCTGAACACGTTGTTTTGCTTTGGTGCATACTCCCGGCATGTCTCGATAAACTCCCCTTTGTTCGGTGGGTGTGGCATGTTTCCAGACTTTTCTATGGCGTACCGGATAGCCCCAAGCGAGAAGTCCTGCATAGATTCCGCCCAATCCTGATAAACCATCTGCATATCAACACCCTGCCATTTAGCTAGAAGCTGATTCCCGTATGCCAATAGCAACTTTTGGAACATTTTTTCCATCACCCGCATCTGATCGGATTGGGGTAACGTCGATAATCTTGTTTCCATTTCCATGATTTTTTCTTCCCATGATTTGATCTGCCACTTGCAAACGAGCGTCTTGCACGGACGGGGAGCCTCTAGCGTTTTGCATCCAGGATGCATCGAATCCCTGCCAGCCTTTCTCGGCACATATCCTGATAGCGTTTGCAAAAGAAATGTTTGCAATGCTTGCCTCTCTTGAAATGCCATCAATGACGGTCTGTGAAACTTTGGGGGCTTTCTTTTTTTTCCTGACTTCAAGCCAGTCGATAGCGTGTTGCTCTTCTACCCCAAGAGAAACCAGAAGTTGAAGTTGATGAATCGTCGCGAGAGGTTTCGCGACCACTCCATTCCCTTCCTCTCCTTGATCCATTCCTTTCCCTTCCCTTCCTACGGGGAGGCTTCGCGAATCCTCGCGAGGAGTAGGCGAAGGTTCGCTGAATGGTGGTA